ATCCGTTGGCCACAAGACATTAGCGTCGTCAAGAACGGCCGTTACGCGGGCTCCTGTGAGCTGTGAGGACGGGTTGAAGCCGGAGAGGAGTTGGCGGGAGAGAAGAGAGAGATCGTCGGACGCCGCGATCTCTGCCTTCGACCGAGGCTTCGGAACGTAGTCAAGATTGTAGTCGTCGACGGTCCCGGTGAAGACGCGCTCCCCGTCGGTTGTGATTCGGATCTCGCGGCGCGGGACGAGTTGGTTGTAGAGCGGTCCCGCCGTGTAAAGCGGATCGAACTTCCGGTCTTCGTTGTTGAGAACAATCGACGCCATTCCAGCGGAGTAACGGTCGAGATCTCGGTTCTTCCCCCGACTCACCGACGCCGTTATGAGACTTGAAGTGATATCGGCGAACGAGTTCCCCCCAAGCGTGTACTCGACGTTATCCAAGACACCAGCGATCGGATCGTCCAAGATGAAGCCTTCGACGGTCGACAGCTCGACAACGGTCGCCATTAGGCTCTCGCGAACACGGGACCGCTTTGACGTTCGTACCGGCGGATCGCGGAGACGATCTCCTCACCGACGCGGGCCCCGTTCGTCCCCATTCCCGCGTTGACTGTGATGTTGATTGTTGAGCCGCCGAGAGCGTTGTTCGGGACAATCTGTCCGGATCTTGACGGGACGAAGAGTTCCGGCCCAAGTTCTCCCACGAGATACGACTGACCAGCCCCCACAGGCCCGCCCATAGCACGCGGTTGACTTAACCCTTGTCGTAACGCCTCACGAGCCACGCCCTGAACGTCGGGAGCGCCCGAACCGACCCAACGTTCGTACGCTTCTCGCGCCGCCGTGAGCCAACCGGCGAGCGTCTCCATCGCGGTCGCAAGACGCTTCACCGGGTTAAGTTGACGCTCGATAGTGTCAATGAAGCTCGGGGACTCCACGGAGAACCCCGTCATCGCCCCAATCGCTTCGTTCAAGAAGAAGGCAAGATCGCTAACAACCGAGGCGGTGTCTTGAAGCAACGGAAGAACCTCGTCCAAAGCGTCGAACACTAACGGGAGCAACGTCGCGGCAAGCTCCCCGAACATCTTCACGGTCGACTCGATCTCCGGCCAAAGATCTTTGAAGTTTTGAATGAACGTGTCCATTGCTTCGCTCGACAAGAACTCGTCGATCGTTGTGAAGATGTTGTCGAAGCCCTCCTCGATCGCCGGTCCGTTCGTGTCGATCCACTCGAGGAAGTCGTCGAGATACGGTTGGAGTCTCTCGATTAGCGCGAGACCAATCTCGAGGAAGCTGTCCTTGATCGTCTCCATCGCGACGTTGAACTTTTGTTGCGCGGTCTCGTTGACGATCTGCATCGCCTCGTCCATAATGAGGAACTCGTCCGTCATATCGGCGACGATCTGAGAGTTCACCTCGACGTTCTCTCCCGTCAAAGCGAGAACACCGTTCAATCCTTCGATCGAACCGATAACTCTTGTAAAGTCTTCTTCGTTCTCCCCGAAAGCTTCCCGAAGCTTCACCATCGTCGCCAAGAAACCATCTTGTTCGATTGAGTTCTTGACATCGTCCGTCGTGAAGCCGTACTTCTCGAGCATACGTTGAGCTTCGGACGTTGGTTTCAAGAACGCTTGCATAGCGGCCTTGATACCCGTGACAGCTTGAGAAGCGGGGAGTCCGGTCTTCGTCAATCCGGCAATGAGACCCGTTGTCTCTTGGAAAGAGATCCCCAACTCGTTAGAGATCGGGATTACCTGACCGAGCGAGGACGCCAACTCCTCCGGAGCGAACTGTCCAAGCCGGACCGCCTCAGCCAAAGCTTCGACCGCTTCCGTCCCCGAAAGATTCGCCGCCCCGTAAGTGTTCATCGCGGCGGTCGCTGTGTTGGCGATCGCGTTGACGTCGCCCAAACCAATCGCGGAAGCCTTCAGAGAAGCCTCGAGGACGTCGATCGCGTCCGCTCCCCTAAGACCGGCGGACGTGATGAAGAAGAGCGCGTCGGCCGCTTCTTGGGAAGACTTGCCGAAACTCGGTCCTAGTTCCCGCGCCGCCTTCTCAAGCTCCTCCACTTCCTCCTTGGACAAGCCGACGAGTCCTTGGATCTGCGCGAAAGAAGTCTCGAACTCCATCGCCATTTTCCCGGCCTCGAAGACGATCTTACCGAACGCGGCGGCGACAGCGGCGGCGGCCGCGACCCCGACAGCTTTGAAAGCGTTAAGAGAAGAGATCCCGTTGTTGATCCCACTCGGATCCGACTTGTAAGTAATCGGAATGTTTACCGGCTTAGCCATTAGAGATTCCTTGTCGAGTTGAATCGGTCGACGAACTCGTTGATGACCTTCTCGGCCTCACGAACGAGTTTCGGTTGGACGTTCAAGAAAGCGCGGAAACCAAACCGGCCGCCCTTCCCTTGAACCAACTTGAAACGACCCTCGAGTTGTTCAATCATTGCCCGACCTTGGGGAGTCGTATAGTTGTTCCGCGATCCAGCGAACTCGGAGATCTGGAACATTCGCTTATTCGGGGAACCCTCGAAGTGGACGAGAAGGATCGCTTTACCCTTACCGGCAGAAAGTCGAGAGAGTATCTTGGTCTGAATAGGATCCCAATCCAACGTGTCCCCACGAGCTGGATTCCGGAAACCCGACAACGGCGGGAGCGGGTTGATCGAAGCGACTTCCCGATCCATATCCTTCGCGACGCCGCCGAGACGAGTGCGGAGAGCCCGCTCCATTCGGCCCTTCAACTTCTTGTCGAACGCCTTCATTTCGTTCACGACGAACGTGAGCTCCGTATAGTCGATCGTCGGTTTCAATACCACAGCGCGCCTCCGTATCCATTCTAGCGTCGACCACGCCCTCGATTGGCCTTCGCGACGATAGCGCGCTGGAGAGTCCACAACATTCGCGGATCAAGCTCCATCAACTCCCGAGGAGAGATCCCCGTCTCGACCGCGATACTAGCGATCGTCCAATGGGCCGAGGCTTCGCCTAGCCCTTCGATTCTTTTGGGAGAGCCGCCTCCACGCCGTCGACCGTCTCGAGCCACTTCTCGAACGTTAGCTTCGTCGCTTCGGTTCTCTTCTCCGAGTGCCAAGCCAAGAAGAACAAGTGCGTGAGCTTGAGACTCTTGTCTAGCGCCGTGATCGAAAGATCGAAGTGCGACTCGAAAGCCACAATGTCGGACGCTCTGCCAGACACTTCCTTCTCGGAACCGTCGAGATACTTAACTAATAGGTTGAAGTTCATACCTCGACATTAGCACGAGTTAGGCGGTCCCGCGAGTCACCGCTCCCGTCACAGGCCACGTCACGCTCAGCGTCGCCAAGTCGCCCACGTTGGAAGCGAATGGCTGATACTGAGTCACGAGAGCTGTGAACGTATAGCTCGGGTTGGTCGCGCTCGCTGAGCTCGACGTCGGCTTGACGACGATCTGAGCGGTGCCGCCAAGTAGAGGCCACAAAGTCGCGTCGACCGACGCGGCTCCGAAGTCTTGGTGAAAGTCGAGGGATACGGACGCGTCTTTCAGTCCACCGACACGAGAACGGAAAGAGTCGCCGAACGCGGTGATCTCTTGCTCGTCGGCGGAAACGTCCAAAGTGACGGCGGCGAGGCTTGCCGAGAAGTCGGTGCCACCGATCGTGATGTCATAGTCAGTAGCTACGAACTTAGCCACAATGTCTCCTTAGTCTGCGAATACTGTGACGGCGAAGTCGGCCGCCAAGTAGATTACTTGCTCCAATGATACCGTACCGACGTTTCTCAACTCCGAGACCCGCACGTCGTAAGCGGAGCCGTCGAGAGTCTTGTCCGCCTCGATCGCGAGCTTGATCGAGCGAGCCCCGTTCGAGATATACTCGTCGAGCTTCCGCTGAGCGGATCTCTCCGACACGCGACCCACAAGTACTGTGACGGTGAAGTTGTACTCGGTGAGTCCTCGTTGGAAGCTCTGATCGTATTGGACAGACTCCAAACCAACGAAAGCGATCGGCGGGGACGGATTGTCCGGAATGTCTGCCGAAGTCCGGAGACCTGAGATCGTCGCGAGATTCGAGACGATACCGTCGCGAATGTCAGCAATACTCACGCCATTCTCACCTTCTTGTACGGCGACACAAGAGCCTCGACGTCCGGATCGTAACGGCCCACCCGGATCGCACCAATGTCCCCAAAGCCGGCCACGCCAAGCGGCGCGTCATATCTTTTGAACTGGCGTATCGACAAGATGATTGTGGCTTGTCGGATCGCGGCCGGAACGCTCGGCCAACCAAAGACGCCTCGAACTTCGACGGTCGCTTCGTGAGCGTTGACGTTCCGGGGATCCCATATCGGGAAGAGATACTCTCCGATCGCGCGGATTCTAGTGAACGGTTGAGAGAGTCCCGACACTTGACCGTTCAACGGTTCGAGCTGGTAATCGGTTCCCGCCCACGTCACGTCGAACGTGTCTCCGGTCGACGAGGTCTTGATGTGGACGACGGATTGAAGATCGTCGATTGAGACCGTGTAAGAGTCGTCCGGAAGATAGACACGAGTGGCGGTCCCGACCGAGTAGAAGACTCGCTCCGCCATTCCGTCGATCTCGCGAGACGCCGCCTCGATTGAAGTCTCGAGAAGAGTATCGTCCACCGAGTCCGTGATTCTGAGCGCCGCCTTCACTTCCGACAGCGTCGCGTATCCGTTCGTTATCGCCACAAGAAACCTCCCCCACCATTCTAACGCCTAACGCTCGAGCTCCTTCGTCCAATCGTTGACGCGGCGAACGTCAAGATCCCAAAGTCCCGGCCCGGTCTGTCCGGACGCGCGGCGCTCCGCCAAACGTTTCCGGTTGTTAGCGAAAGAGATCTCGTTCTTGTATTGGAAGCTAGGCTCCGCGCGAAGCGTCGAAGAGTTGTCGTGTTCCACTTCCGTCTCGATTCTCCGGAGTTGGAAGCCCGCGTTTTCGACTCTCATTGTGAAGTCGTCGTCCTCGAAGTAAGCCGGGTATAGGTCCTCCGAGAAGAGACCAACGTTTCGTATCACGTTTTCTCCGACGCTGAAAGTCTGCCAATGGGGAAAGTTTGGGGAGAGAAGGACGTCGTCCGGTCCGGTCTCCGAGAACTCCTCGAGAGCTCCCGGCTTGAAGACCGCGTCGTTCGAGGAGAAGAGCCAATACGAATCGTGAGGGAAGAGCTTCACCCCAAGATTCCAAGACGCCGATACGCCAAGATTCGACGGGAGCGGAAGATACGTCACGTCGGCGAAAGCGTCCGAGATCGCGATCTCCTCGGTCGGCCCTTGACCGTTATCCACAATCAACAGAGAACGGATCTCAAAGTCAACCGACGAGATCGCTCTTTGGAGAAGATCGTATCGGTTGAGAACGGGGATCACTAGGTTAGGTATCACGGTTGACTCCTTGGAACTTGTGTCCCTCGAGATTGAAGTTCACGAACGGGTTGAGAGAATACGTCTCGGATCCGTAGACGTGTCGGATCCAGCGCTTCATCTCAAGGAGATTCCGATTGTATAGCGCCCAAGGTTGGTGTCCGGCGACCGGATACCCTGTGATTCTGTCCTTGGCGTCGATCGTTCCACAGTCCGCTCCGACGAGGACAATCCAGCGCGCGCCGAGCTCCGCCGCTAATTGCATAGCGCCGTGAATACTTGACGACCCAAACACTAGCCGGTCTCTTTCCGCCATAGTCCAAGGATCAAAACTTGACGCGGGAGGATCCGGGACCGGCGGATCGTTCACAATAACGTTCCGGCCGATAGCTTCCGGATCGGGATTCTCGCCCCGTCCGGGGAAGAACTCTCCGCTCCAACGAGTCGAGCAAAGTCTATGCGTTACGGCGGCCCGGAAGTCTTGGCGAAGATCCTCGAGAACGTAGTGGTAGTGGCTGAAGAGATAGTAGTCGGACAAGCCAAGAGTGGACGCGGAGAAGTTGGTCGAGACGACAGTCTTGTCGAGAAAGAACTTCGGGTCGACGAACTCGAGACTCGCTCCCGATCCGAGGACGTAGACAGTTTCTCCGGCGTGTCGTCCTTGGAGATCCTCGAGCTTCATTCTCCGAACCGTTCCCGAAGATAGGGGATCCACTTCGTCAACCAAACCTTCTCGAAGTCGAACTCCTTGGCGAACTCGATCGACGATTGACTTGTCCCGCGAGGAGCGTCCGAAGCTTGTTCAAGCGCGCCCACAATCGACCCAACGTGCGGGACTTGGAAGAAAGCGGATTGTGGATCGTCCCACCAAGGTTGTCCGTCGACAAGCCAAGAGTCCGGGCCGGCGAGATCCGCCGAAGCCGTCCAAGACGACGTGATCACTCTCGTTCCACAAGCCTGAGCCTCCACGGTCGGCACTCCGAACCCTTCCCCATAGGTCGCGTTGAGAAGGACGTCGGACGTTGAATACAGCGCCGCGAGTTCTTTCTGAGCGTATCCGATCCGGAGACGATCCCGATCAGCGATCCGAACACAAGACTCGTCGAGGCCGACAGCTTTGAGAATCGTCGGAATATCGAACCCGCCGTAAGCTCGGGACGGTTCCATATGCAGATAGAGAAACGAGTTCGGGAACTTCCGGCGGAAAGTCGCGAATGCGAGGAGTTGCTCACCGAGCGCTTTTCTGTGGAGGATTTTGTTGGCCTTGTTCGCGGCGACGATCGAGACCAAGAACGCGTCCTCCGGGATCTCCATATACTCCCGGGTTGGCCGGCCGAAGATCTTCGACGTTGGCTTGAAGACTTGAGTGTTGACTCCGTGAGGTATATACGTCGAGTCTAGACCCGCGTCCGACATTTGACGTTGACCGTGTTCCGACATTGCGATCGGGTGAACGTTGTCGCGGTCCAGAAACTTCCGGACAAGCGGCGGCATTGTCAAGTGGTCGAGCGGAACCCAAGGGAGGATCGGATCCTCGAACACAAGATCGTTGTAAACCCAAACGTCGTACAACGTCATTAGCGCTCCCGGGCCCTTGTGTTGAGAGACGAAGTCGTCGTACCACAACCGGATCACGTCGTCCGAGTAAGGACGGAGTCCTTTGGGATAGTGAGCGTATTTGCCGTGTTGGATCTTCTTGATCTCTGTCCGCGCCTCGAGACCGTAGTTCGACAAGACGGCGACGTTGAGACCGTGACGGACAGCGCGAGACACAAGCTCTTCCGCTTGCACTCCGTATCCCGTCGGAGCGCCGGGAGAGTTCGACGAGAGAACCAAAGATCCTCGAAGTTTTTCGTAGGTTGACATAGCGCCACTCTAGCGGAAACCGAGCGGAAATGGGAGGAGCTCCCCGACCAACCTAGAAAGCCGGGGAGCTCCGATCCGGTGAGTGCTTAGGCCAGCGCCAAGTACTTGACGTGAGCCGAGTGAGTCAGCTTTCCGTCGAAGCGGTACGAGAAGCGGTAAGCGGTGATGTCGTTCGCGAAGTACGCGTCGGTCGAGGTTGCCACCTCGAGGCCGGTCGACACGATCTTGTAAGAAGGCATATGTCCGAAGACAACCGACTTAGCACCAGTAGCAATGTCAGCCATTGCAGGGTTTTCCACAACGGGGAAGCCAAGGATTGTGTCCGGGCCGCCCACCACAGGGTTGTAAATGTATTGGTTGTTGTCGTCCTTCAAACGGCGAATGAAGCCGAGAGTCGCGGTGTTGCACATAAACGCAACTCCGGGGAGACGACGAGCCGCACCATCAAGCGAATACGCCAGAGTGATCAGATCGTCGGCGGTGAACGCGTTGGTCGTGCCAGCGGTGACGCCGGAGCCAGCGGCCTCGACGATTCCCTCGGGCTCGACGGTTCCCGTTCCCACGGTCGCCAAGTCGTTCACCTGATACCCGATAGCGTTACCAGCTTGCTCGGCGATGACACTCTGAATGTCGAAGCCAGCGTCATCAAGAAGCTCATTCGCGATCTTCACGATGAAGGCTTGCTTGTAAGGCTGAAGTAACACGCTCGAGAAGGTCGGCTCACTGTCAGAGATAGCGGAGCCGGCCGCGTACTGAGCGGCGGTCGAGTATGCGGTGTAGGTCGGGATACGCAGAGATTCGCCGGAGGTCCGGTTGATCACGTCGGCAAGTTCGAGCATAGGCCCGACGAGACGAGCAATGCCGTAGACCTGATCCAAGAACGACACCGGGACGGTGTTAGTTCCGGGGACCAAAGTGGCGCGCTTCTCAGCGTTGAAGACGTGCGAACGGACTTCTCCGTTAGCTAGAGCGCGGAAGATCTCGCTCTCGTCGTTGGATTCGGTTGGAACGAAGTCACGAGCGCTTTCAGCGGCTTCCGCTTTACGGCTCTCGACGTTACGAGCGTGAGAGATTGCCTCGTCAGCTTTCCGCACGTCGCCTTCGATCCGGTCGAGCTTCTCGAGCTCGGCGGAGTCAAGTCCACGCCCTTCTTTCTCGGCTCCTTCGATGACCTCGGTCATTTGGGAGAAGAGATTGGCGCGGAGCTCCTCCTGAGTTTTCACAAACTCACTCATTGTTGGATCTCCTTAGTTGTTTGGATTGGACGCGGCCGCGATAACGCCGAACCGACTCCCGGCAGAGATGACTCACAGTTCCGGTGATTCCATTGTACCGACTCGTTGTCTTTTGGTTTGGGAATAGACTTCCACTTCGTCCGGTTTAGGTCTAAACTTTTGACTATGAGCAACAACCTAACCCAAGGAGAGACAATGAACGTTTACACAATGATGATTCGCGAAGCGGCCGATTGCTCGGTCGAGGAAGCGCTCGAACTCCAAGACCTAATCGAGAAGACTTGGTTGATTGAGGATTGGTCTCGAGCAACCGTCCGAGAGATTCGGAGCGCGACCCGGAAAGCGACCGCTCTTCTCGAGCTGACGAGCAACCGATGAACGGGTGGAAGAACCGAGAGACGTGGAACGTCGTCACTTGGATCAACAACGACGAAAGCTTGTATCGGTTCGCCGCCAAGTACTCCGAGATCTCCGCGAACCCGTCGTATCGCCAGTTGATCAGCCTCCTCGGATACGAGGACAGTCGAACCCACGACGGAGTCGATTGGATTTCCGACGAGCTCGATTACGAGGCCCTCGACGAAATGGTTGTGGAGCTCGCCAACTAAGAGTCTGCCGAGACTGAGAAGGGCCGGCCTTCGGGCCGGCTCTTCTTATTCGTCCGAGTCGTCCCGGATCTCCGCCGGACCGAGAACCCGCTTCTCAATCTTCCGGTGAGTCTTCGGAGAGTCCAACTTCGCCACAGCGTCCGCGAAAGCGTCCGCCCACTCAGCGATCGGACCCGACGTCGGATTCCCCGCCGCGCGAAGTATTGCCGCCTTGATCTCTGACCTACTAGCCATTGTGGTATCCCTTCAAGAGTTCGATCTTCTTCTTCTTCAAAGCGAGGAGATCAACGGAAAGATCCGGAGTCTCCTCCTTCGCGGCCTCCTCGGGAGCCAAAGTGTCTAACACGCTCGAGAGAAGATCGCGATCCGCCGAAGACATATCCTCCCCGTTCTCCAACTTGAGAAGCGCGTCCGCCAAAGCGTCCACGTCGACGTTAGCTCGAAGCGCGAGACGATCCAAAGCTCGAACGGTCGCGGTCCCGGCGGTCGCCGTGTAAGCCGGGAAAGCCACAATGGAGACTTCGTGGAGTCTAATCTCCTTCAAAGTCCGCTCGGCCCCGTCCTCCGACCAAGAGTCCCCGTTCTTCGGAACCGAGAATCCGAAACTCATAGCGTCGACGTCGCCACGGCGAAGTAACTCCGCGGTGTCTCGACCGAGCGTCGTGTTTGGTAATTCTGCTGAGACCTTCAAGCCTCGACCGTCCTCGACGAGCTTGAGAGTTCCCGCGCGAGTCGATCCGAGAATCGACCCGGTGTCGTGGTTCCACATCAGCTTGACGTCGTTCCGGCTCTTCAAGGATCGAGCGAAAGCTCCGGGAGCGATACGTTCGGTGAACGGGAGTGGCTCGCTTGGCGAGTCAAAGATCGCCGCGTACCCCTCGAAAGTCATTCCGTCCGCCGTCTCCCGGATCTCGTAGTCGACGGATAGTGTTCTCGTTTCCATTTTCTTCAAGGCTTCACCCTTCGTACGGCCTTCGTTCTCTTCTTCAAGTCTAGCGACGACACTCTCAGCGTATCGGAGCGTGCGCTCTGCGCCAGCTTTTGACGGCCCGGATCCCCAAAGAAGATGGGCGACAACTCCGGCGGACGGGTATTCCTCTGAGTTAGGATCGGCGGCCGGAGCGTCGAGATCTCCCAAGTGTCGAGCGATCCAAGCCGCGATCCGGACCCACTTCTCAGCGGTGACGGATCCTCGAGCCATAGCGCGAGCTTCGCGGATCGTCCGGTCGACGAGACCGTCTCCGCCGAGTCCTTCTTCGTAGTATTCGATCCCGCGTCGAGCGGCCGCGCGCATATACGCGGGAGGCTCGAGATTGACTTGACGGATCTCCGATCGGAGAGAGTCGATCTTCGTCAACGTTGAGAACCTGTGGCCGACGAGAGTCTCCGTCGGATTCCAATCCGTCTCCCCGTCGTCCTCCGTTGGTCTCCATATCCTGATCAGAGCGGCCGGGTCGTCCTCGGAAGCGTTGATCGAGAAAGAAGAGTCGGGGATCCCGAGAACTCCGTCCGTCATAATGTGCTCGATCTGTCCTCGAGCTGTCCCGCCGGAGGAGTCCCAAGAGACGAAGTCGCCGAGGACAAGTTCGCCGGGGAGAGCTCGGAAAGATTCCCCGTCGTAGGTTCCGCCGGGCTCAAGATCTTCGGCCAGCGAGACGGCGACCATTTGGTCGATTGCTTCGTCCTCCGTTGCTTGGCACGCAACAAGTTCGCCGTCTTCTTTCACGACGGCCCAATTAGCGCACTCGGGGTGGCGGTCGGTGATAAAGTACGGCACTAGTCGTTCTTCCTTATGTCGAGGACTCCAACCTCGAGACCGTCCGGGTCGCTGATCGCCCACAAGCGATCCTCCGGTCCAAGATTGAGAGTGATTGACTCACCCGGGTCGATATGAATCGAGTTTCCGGTTCCGACAGCGGATCCCCCAATGTATATGTATTCGTTCGAGCTCTTCGTCATATTGTGGAGATGGACTTCGTGAGGTTGGTTGTCGTGACCAACGATCTCCGTCGGAGTCGTGTCGGACAGAGTCACAAGTCTGTGAACGATAGCCATTACTCGACCTCGTAGACACTCTCAGGATCGACCGGGTCGATCTGGCTGATTGGTTGAAGTTGAGACGACGGGAGGCCGGTGTGAGCGATCTCGGGAAGATCCAGAGCGACCAAGACTTCCGCCGGATCGTATCCCGCGTAGACCAAAGCTTGAGCCATTAGCACCCGCTCCCGCTGAGCCTTGACGTGAGACTCGGTGAGATCAACGTTCGCGAGCGGGACCCGGACAACGTTCGCCGAGTCGTCCGCCATTGGGGGAAGATCCTCGAGACGACGGACGTCGTTGATCGTCAAGAAACCGGATTGGAGTCCCGTCGAGTAAGCGCTCATTCGAGATTGAATGTCCGCGCGAAGGAGTCCGTCGATGTTGAACTTGAGGAAAGCGTCGCCGCCTCCGGGAGATCGAGCGAGAAGCGGGGAGAACCCGTCCTCGATTTTCTGAATGATAGGTCGGAGCCCGTGAGTGACCCACGCGAGATTGTTTTGTTCGACCGACGCGTAAGAGTTCGTTCCGGGAAGACCGAGAAGGTGCGGCGGGACGTTGAAGATTCGAGCGACGTCCTCGACAGCTAGGCGACGAGCCTCGATCGCTTGAGACTTCTCCGGGTCGATCTGTGTAGTTTTGAAAGTCGCGCCGCCGGTGAGGACTCCGGTCTTGTGTCCGCGCTTCCAACCTTTGTGTCTGTTGTCGAAGCCGCGCGCGAGTTCGCTCGCTTGCTCGGCGGTGAGGTTCCCGGGGAACTCAATCACGCCCGCCATATTCGTGCCGGATCCGAAGAACTGAGCGGCGTACTTCTCGAGAGCCACGGCGAGCCCGAGATTCTCCTTAAGCTGAGTGACGCGAGAAACTCCTCGAACGTCTCCGGGACGGACAAGATCAGGAATGAAGACGATCTCTTCGGACGTGAGCGGTCTCGGGGATCCTTCAACTTGGAACGTGAGGCGACCAACTCCGGATCGTTGAATCTTGACACTCTTCGGACTCAACACCGTCAAGTTCGTCACTTGTCCCGACCCGTTCGAGAACACTCTCACGAAAGCGTTACCGTCGAGCAAGAGCGAGACGATCAGCGAGTTGTAGAAAGCGACCCGGGGAAGATCGACGTCGGGTTGGTTGACCCACTCCGGCTTCGGTCGGAGAACTTGACGAGTCCCGTTCCGACGAGTGAAAGCGTCGAGCGGCAAAGTTGAGACCGTGTCCGCGATCAGAGAGATCGCCGAGAAGACCGCGTTCACTTGGAAGACGTTGTCCTCGGTGACGTAGGTCGCGGACAAGTTGCCGAACTGAAGATCGTCTCCGGACTCGAATACGGTCTGGTAAGAGATCGAGCGGTCCTCGAAGAGCCTATTGAATACCATTTATCGTCCTAGCGCGAAGCCGATCAAGATCAAGAAAGTCCCGCCTACAATGATACCAACCGGGACCGAGAGAAGAGCCACGCCGACCGTGACGGCCAAAGCTCCGACGAGTTGAATCGTTGTCGACATAACACCTCACACAAAGAATTGCGGGACTACTTCTTCCATTCTAGCGACTGTGGCGCGATCGTAGGCTAACACAGCGGCGACGGCCGCGTCGATCTTTCGAGGAGATTGGCGATTCTCTTTCACAATCCTCGGACCGAGCCGATCGTTCTTCACGACCGCGTTGTCTAAGTGTCTCGCGAGAGTCGGATCTCCGTCGTGTTCAAGTCTTCCTTCGACGACAGCGTCGTAGAACTTCGCGCACGCCGGAACCATTCGCGCCGGAGAGCTCGAGGGCCACTCGACGATCGGGAGTCCTTGATCCGCTAGAACTTGCATAGACCGTTGCCACCTGTGCGGATCGCACGCGATCTCCCGCACTTTCGGAAAGCTCGCGCAGAAAGAAATGAGCGTATCTTCGACGTCGGCAATGTCGACGCGCCAATCGTCCCCGTCCTTCTCGAGATCCTTCTCCCAAGCTTTGACGAGAAACAAGCGGGCCGGGTCGTCTTTGCCCTTCGGGACAACACAACCGACAATGACGGAGGCGTCCCCGGAGAAGGATCCGTCGAACCCGAGAACAATCTCGTCGTCCGGGTCCGGTTGGAAGTCTTTCGCGCAAGCGTCCCACGAGCCGGTCGGGAGCCAAGCAAGCTGAGACGAGACCCATTGGTTGCACCGTTTCGTCCGGAACTCGGCCTCCGGAGTTCTACGGACAGCGGAAACGAAGTCGGCGGGATCAGAGAGATCCCCGTATCCCGGGTTGGCCGCTTGCCAAGTCTCCTCGGATCTGTGGTCTCCTTCAGCTTCCCACCAAGCCATAAAGAACGACGGATCCTCCACTTCTCCTCGAGAGACGGCTTTCCCGTAGTTGTAGAGCGAATACGCGATCGAGTCTCGTCCGGTCGAGTCGCTTTTCTGGCCGGCCGTCGTTATAGCGACGAGCGTCGCCAAGTTTCCGCGCGCTCCCATAGCTAGAGACATAACGTCGAAGAGCTCTCGATTCGGTTGAGCGTGTAGCTCGTCGAAGAGAATGAAATGCGGGTTGAGTCCCTCCTTTGAATACGCTTCGGCGGACAACACTCGGTAGACCGAACCAAGAGTCGGCATCTCGATCGCGTCTCGGTAGAGACGAGTCAATCCGGACAGCTCCTCGGAAGCTTCGACGGTTCGCTTAGCGTCGGCGAA